CCCCCCGATGTCAGCGTCGGAGTCCCGCCCGCGCCGCTACGCTTTAATCCACACAAACAACTCCGTATTTTTGGAACATCCCCCCCTTTACTGTTTTGGAGTCCCTGATTTATTTTTAGTATCACAAAATTTTCTGTATACTTCAGTTATGGATATGCTCCTTCCCGATATCGAAGACGATATTCCGCTGCCCAAAAGGGCATCAGAAGCCTTTCCTGATCTGCTGCCCAACGAAGAATTGGAAATGCGGGTACGGACAATCAAGCTGTTGTCCGATCTGACGGGCGAACCGGTCGTGCCAACGGCACAACATAGAATAGAAGCACATGATTTGGCGCAGCAGATGATGCAGAACCCCAAGTTGCGCCCCGACTACAACCGCTACCCCAACGAAACAATGGCGTATCTGGCGGGAATGGTGGCTCAAACCAAATGTATGTTGGTCGATGAGCTGTCTGAACTGAAGATGTACGTCATTAATAAGCTGGTGCATGAGATCGAACACGCCCAGATGCCCAAAGACCGCATCGCAGCCCTGACAAAGCTCGGGGAAATCGATGGCGTGGACGCATTCAAGCGGCGAAGTGAGATCACCGTACAGATAAAGCCGATTGAAGAGGTCGAAAAGGAGCTTCTGTCGGTATTGGAGAACATCGAATACGCCGTAGAGCCTGAAATCGCCCCCATCCCCGCGCAAATCGCCCTAAATGACTGACCAAATAGCCCCGAAACTGTCACTTTCTGACATACAAAGGCTGAAAGCTGCCCTGCCCAACCTCCCGGACAAGGAAAAACGCCGCGTAGCGGAGCTTTTGAAGCAGTATCAGGCGCAGATCACGCAGATTAAGGGCCGGGACTCCTTTTTGGACTTCATTGGACACGTTTACCCCGGATATATGGTGGGGCCCCACCACCGGAAACTTGCCCGCATCTTTGAGGAGATCGCAGCGGGTAAGAAGAAGCGGGTGATCGTCAATATCGCCCCCCGACATGGCAAGTCGGAGATGATTTCCTACCTTGCCCCGGCATGGTTTCTGGGGAAGTACCCCCAGAAGAAGATTATCATGGCCTCGCACACAGCCGATCTGGCGGTTAACTTCGGTAGGCGAGTAAGGAACCTTGTTGGAAGCGACCTCTACAACGACATCTTTCCTCAAGTCGAGCTTCAAGCGGATAGCAAGAGTGCTAGTCGTTGGGGTACAAACTTCAATGGGGAGTATTTTGCTATTGGTGTTGGCGGCGCTCTTGCCGGTCGTGGTGCTGACCTATTTATTATTGATGACCCTCACTCAGAGCAGGAAGCCAAGCAAGGAAGACCCGATGTCTTCATCCCTGCATGGGAGTGGTTCCAGTCAGGCCCGATCCAGCGACTGATGCCGGGCGGTGCCATCATCGTGGTGATGACACGGTGGAGCAAGCTGGACCTGACGGGTCAGATCATCGACCACATGACGCGGAACGATGACGCCGATGAGTGGGAGGTGGTCGAGTTCCCCGCCATCCTGAATGAGAAACCCCTGTGGCCTGACTTCTGGCCGCTGGAAGAATTGATGGCGAAGAAGGCGGGCATGGACCCCCGGTACTGGCAAGCCCAGTATATGCAGCAGCCCACGGCGGAAGAGGGTGCGTTAATAAAGAGGGAGTGGTGGCAGATATGGGACAAGGACGATCCACCCAAGTGTGACTTCATTATTATGTCCTTGGACGCTGCCCAAGAGACCTCCAACCGTGCGGACTACAACGCGCTCCTGACATGGGGCGTGTTCTTCAATGAAGAGACAAACAACCACAACATAATCCTGCTGAACGCCATCAAGAAACGTCTGGAGTTCCCGGAGCTAAAGCAGATGGCGCTGGAGGAGTATAAGGAGTGGCAGCCAGACGCCTTCATCGTGGAGAAGAAATCAAACGGTGCGGCGCTGTATCAGGAGATGCGGCGCATGGGCGTGCCCATAGGTGAGTTCACCCCCGGCAAGGGGCAGGACAAGATCAGCCGGGTGAATGCCGTGTCTGACCTGTTTTCCGCCGGGATTGTGTGGGCACCTGACCGGCGCTGGGCACGGGAGGTAATAGAGGAGTGCAACGACTTCCCGGCGGGACGGAACGATGACTTGGTGGACGCCACTACACTTGCACTGCTGCGGTTCCGTCAGGGAGGGTTTATTACTCTCCCGTCTGATGAGGTAGACTTGCCCTACCAGTATGCTCCCAGAAAGGCAGCTTATTATTAGGAGAAGGTGATGGCTGATGAGGCTTATCAGGCATGGTTAAAGAAGTACGGTGTCAGAGAATCTAATGATTACGATACTTATGCAGCGTTTAAAGCTGGGCTGACCCCTAGCGAAAACGGGCACCTTCCAGATACGTTCAAGCTGCCTAATCACATTACCTATTCGACTGAAAGCACTGCATCACAGAAAAAAGGTGCGGCTCCTGCGGGTAGATGGGAAGGATCAGATAAGGATGGGTGGACATTCTATGCCTCACCCACAAACATCAAGAATGCTGGTGGAGTTAAAGAACTTCAGGAATACTTCCGTTCCCACGAGAAAGGCGTGAAGTTGATACTTCCAGAGGCTACTCCTCCCAGTACTCCTGTTTCTGTACCGGATAACTACCGTGCAGGCGGCAGGGTGAGAATGATTTAATGATTACTCAGCAGCACATGGGTCGATATAGCCTGCTCAAACGCCTCACTGCACAAGTTGGCGGGGATGAGGAGATGGCTAAAAAGATTCTTATACAGCGGGGCCATATGCGCGAAGATGGTACGCTGACCCCCGAAGGCGCTTCCCGAGACAGGATGACAGCAGAAGAGCGAGCGAAAGATCGCGCTGTCAAACTGGGCAAGGGAAGAAAAGTTAAAGATTATGTATATAATCCCGCCACAAACCGGGCGAGATTGAGGAGCCGATAATGAGCATCGACAAGGCTTTGAACCGTGCCCCGTCCGGGCTGGCTGATCTGTTGGGAGTTAGTGACTCCGGTCCCGCGTTGGAGATTGAGATCGAAGACCCGGAAGCTGTGCGGATAAACGCAGGCGGGATGGAGATCAACCTTGGTCCTGATGAGCAAGCGGAGGGCGACTTCAGCGACAACTTGGCTGAGACGATGGACGAGTCGGCACTCATGTCGATGGCCGAGGAGTTGGCGGGTGATATTGAGAATGACCTTGCCAGTCGCAAAGACTGGGAGGAGACCTACGTTGAAGGTCTGAAGTTGATGGGCCTCAAGTATGAGGAGCGGATGGAGCCGTGGAGTGGGGCCTGTGGTGTAGTCCACCCCATGATTACCGAGGCTGTTGTCCGGTTCCAAGCCGAGACGGTGATGGAGACATTCCCGTCAAGTGGTCCCGTGATGACCAAGATTATCGGCAAGGAGACGCCGGAGAAGCTGGAGGCAGCGGAGCGGGTCAAGGAGGACATGAACTATCAGCTTACGGAGCGGATGATTGAGTACCGCCCGGAGCATGAGAAGATGCTGTGGAACCTGCCCGCGACAGGTTCGGCGTTCAAGAAAGTCTACTATGACCCGAGCCTTGGGCGTCAGGTGGCGGTGTTCATTCCCGCTGAGGATGTGGTGCTGCCCTACGGCGTGTCCGACATCTATATGTGCCACCGCGTCACTCACGTGATGCGTAAAACCAAGAATGAAATCAAGAAGTTGCAGCAGGCTGGGTTCTACCGGGACATTGACCTGCCCGACCCTGACAAGAACCGCAGTGATATAAAGAAGGCAAAAGACAGCGAGACGGGATTCAGCGACATCCATGATGAACGCTACACCCTGTACGAGGCGCACGCCGATCTCAGCCTTGACCCGGAGGATGAAGAAGGGATCGCCCTGCCGTATGTCGTGACGCTCATCAAGGGGTCAAACGATGTGCTGGCAATTCGCCGTAACTGGCGGGAAGACGATGATCTGCGTCTCAAGCGTCAGCACTTCGTCCACTATCAGTACATCCCCGGCTTTGGTTCGTATGGCTTCGGTCTGTTCCACCTGATCGGTAACTTCGCCAAGTCAGCTACCTCGCTGACCCGTCAGCTTGTGGACGCCGGTACGCTGTCTAACTTGCCGGGCGGACTGAAGTCCCGGAGCCTCAGGATCAAGGGAGATGACACGCCGATCTCCCCCGGTGAATTCCGGGATGTGGACGTAGGCTCAGGCACCATCCGGGACAGCATCCTGCCCCTTCCTTATAAAGAGCCTAGCCAGACTCTGCTCCAGTTGCTGGGCAACATCATTGAGGATGGGCGACGGTTCGCCGCGACGGCAGACGTGAAGATCAGCGACATGGGCTCGCAAGCCCCTGTCGGCACGACGCTGGCGATACTGGAGCGGCAGCTTAAACCACTGTCGGCTGTTCAGGCGCGAATTCACTACACGTTGAAGCAGGAGCTTAGGCTCCTTGCAGAGATCATCCGGGACTATTCGGACGAGTCCTACAGCTACGAGCCCGAGACCGGCACGGCTAAAGCCAAGAAAGAAGACTATGAGGCTGTCGATATCCTGCCGGTGTCTGATCCCAACGCGGCCACGATGGCGCAGCGGATCGTGCAGTACCAAGCCGTCATTCAGATGGCACAGATGGCCCCGGACATTTATGACTTGCCGGAGCTTCACCG